GCATAGGCATAGACCCGGCAATCCAGCGCCTCGTTACGTGGCCGGGTCTTCACCCACTCACGTTTAGGGAAGCCTTTCACGTAACGGGTTATGCACTTCTCGGCAGTGATCTGCTGGAAGTATTCGTCGAACTCCGCATACGTCGCCGGGAAGTGCAGACGCCCCGGCCCTGATCCGTCCAACGGCAAACGCTTGTAGAGCAACGTCTTTGCCTGATCGACGCCAATGGAGAACAAGCGGACAGGCCGCCCCTTTTTTCCTTTTCCGGTCTTGAGCTTGCGGGGAGCACCGACAATCGGCACGCCCTCCCCGCCCTTGCCCTTGATCGCCCAACGGCGCGCGGCCCAACGGGATCGGCAGTAGTTGTACACGGCTTGCGTATTGCTGCCGCCGGAGTCGATGCACGCCGCATGGATCGACAGCTCCACCCCGGACTCATGGAGCCACCGACGTTCAAGGTAATCGTCAAGGGCTTCCCACACGGAGGACTGATCCGGATCGCCGTAAATCACGTGATAATCAATGCTCCACGATTCTTCCTCATGCCCCCACGCAACCACTTCAATTTCCAATCGGTCCGGCTGCGTATCAACGCCAGCGGTCAGCAACAGGCCCGCCATGGGCACAGGCGCGGCGTACTGCTCGCAACGGTTCCGAAGCCCCGTCTCGTCAACCTGCTCGCCTTCCTCTTCCCATGTCTCGGCAAGCGAAACATTCACGAAGCTTTGCAGGTCGCCCCTGTGCTTCTTGTCCAAGAAGCTTTGCGCAATATCGCGCCAGCGCCGCCACGGTGAATACAGTTCGTTCAAGTGGAATGACGCGTGCCCTCGAAACGGCTTCTCCGCGCGCCACTCACCAGCCGCCAACATCGCGGGCTTGTCCTTGTCCTCGATCACACACCCGCAGGACTCGCACACGTAATACGCTGTTTCCGGGAGGTGCCCGCCCTGTTCATCATGATCCCATTTCACATTTCCCCACTGTAGGGTCTGGAAGGCTCCGCAATGGGGGCACGGCACGTAATAGCGCCGCTTGTCCCCAGCCTCGAACGCCTTTTCAATGCGGGAGAATCCCTTGATGGTGGGCGTACTGGATTCGATCAGCTTCTTCTGATCGCCAAAGGTCGAGGCACGTTGCCACAGCAATTCAATCGGATCACCTTCCTCGGTCATGCTGTAGCCGTCCACCTCGTCACATATGATTATGGGCGCTGATCTGCCGCGCATGGTCCGCGTGCTGCCGCTGTAGGCGAGCAACAAAAAACCGCCGGGGTATGACTTCATGGTGGCGTTGTTCACGCCGTCGCGCCCTCGTGGCTTGGCGACCTTCTCCCCAACCTGCGGCGTCTCATTGATAAGCGGCGTCAGCTTGGTTTCCAGCCACACCTTGCCGTCGGACTGCGTGGGCTGCATCATGATGCAGCTCTTGGGATTCAAGTCGATGTAGTACCCTATCGCGTTGTTCTCGCACTCGGTCTTGCCGACCTGCGCCGACCACATGAGCGACACCCTATAGGTTCGCGCATCACTCATGCAGTCCATAGGCCCACGCTGATACGGCGCATTGTCCGTGCGCCATGGGCCGGGCATCGCGTTGGCGACGCTGACGCGGCGGTACTTGTCCGCCCACTCGGAAACCGTCAGACGCTCTGGCGGCCGGAACATTCCCATGAGTCCTCGGATAGCCCGCCGAATGCCTTCCTCATTGCTCAGGTCTATATCAGTCTGCGGCATCTTCAATCTTCTCCAGCAAATCAGTTTCCGCGAGCGAGGAAAGCGCCAAGTCTATTTCCTCCCGAAGTATCTCCTTCACCGCCGTTTCATCAGTGGCGGCCATAACGCGCAGCGCCAGCCTATCAGGCAAGGCAAGCATCGCCTGCCGCACCTCCACAAAGGCGGAAGCTATGACGCGCTCCATCTCTTCAATGGGCGCGACTTCACCCAACTCCCGCGCCGCCGACACACGCTTGATCTTCAGCTCCTCCACAAGGAGCAAGCGTTCCAGCTCCCCCTTGCTGATGCCGTCCTCGACATCCCCAACCGCCTTGGACACAGCCCGCTCGGTGTGCCATGCGACACACTCCGCAAGGTCAAACTTCCACGCCTTACCCCTGCCCCCCTCCTGCACGCAGGGCATCCCCTCGCGTACCCGCGCCCGAACCGTGGGCAAGGACAGGCCCAGCGCAAGGGCCAGCCCCTGCATGTCCACCACGGCTTGTGCGGTCTGCTTCTCCGTTTTCTGTTTTTTCTTTTTCACTTCGCTCATTATTTCAACCATTTATCAAGGTTGTTCACAGGGTTTTGATCGTCGAAACAGAAAGTCATTTCCCGAGGCCACGCAGAAAGAAAACTTCGTGCCTCAGCTCGACCCACTCTTTTCCCCCCTTCGGGAAGGACCCGTTGTGTTCCTGGCTTCGTTTGCAAGCGCCTAGCGGCGTCTAGCTCTCAATCCGTAAACTTTATGGGGAATGTTGCATTTCGCTGCCTAGAATCATGCTGCGGCGGCAAGCCTGTGCCTGTGAACCACCGTCCTCACTGTGCTTGCGGGCACTCCAAGCCGCCGCCCTATCTCCCCTGCGCTCAAGCCCTCGGCCCGCATATGAATGATGCGTGCGTCGCGCTCGGCCTTTTCCACCCGTGCGCAGCGGGCTAACGGCAACTGCATCCCCCTAAACTCATCCACCAGCGCTTGCGCTGCCTGATCACCCACCACATCCCGCAACCAATGGCAGGCGGGCAAACGCTGGGGCACGTACAACGAACGAAAGCGGCACGCCTTGGCAAGGGCCAGCGTCCGCGCTCTGCCGATGACTTCCGCCACGACCTGCGCCGTCGGCGGCAAAGGAGGCAACGCTTGCATGGTGTCTTACCTCTTGTTTGTTGGGTTGAAGGTCTTGGCGGCGGCGCATACACGGTCTGCGATAATGTCGAGGAGCTGCCCGCCCGCGTACCCGGCAACGCCGACGCAGGCTTGCCGCATCCCTTCGGGGACGAAGGCGACAGGCTCCAGCAGCAGGTGAACCATGTATCCCGTAAACGCCGCAGTAACGATGGTGGCGAACACGTACCGGGCGGAGCACGCTCCCGGCCCGCGCAGGACGCGCACAGTGCCGCCAAACAGCGCCAGCAGGACAGGGGGCAGAACGCCCCCCATCAACTGCATCAAGGATTCAATGCTCATGCGCTCCGGCATTACGCGGCCCCGTCACCGTCCGGCGAGGGGACCACGCGCAGCCCGTGGGCCAGATCAGGCAGGTCGCGCAGCTCATCGGTCCGGCGCTGGAACTCATCCAAAGCCGGGACGTCATAGCCTTCCGCCTTCAAGCGCATGGCGGTTTCGTAGGCCTGCACACCAAGGCGCAGTCCGGATTCAATCAGGGCAATGGTTCCATCCTTCATGACTTATCCCCTCCGTCGAGATACTGTTTCGCGTCCATGATCAAAGCCGCGCACGACGAAAACGCCCGCCGCGCATCGCGCAGCAAGGCGTCATATCCTTCCGGCTCCGTGTCGGTCCGAGCGTAGACCTGTGCGGCGTCGCGATAGGCCACGATGGCACGCTTGGCGGTATCCATGGCCGGGGCCACATTGGCGTGCAGAAACGCCACACCTTCGGGCGGCAACGCCTCATGCAATTCGCCATACTCGGCATACAGGCCGACATAGTTGATCCTCAGCTCCTCCCCGACGGCGAGGGCGCGATCCTGCGGCGACAGGTCGGCCAATGCGCACGCCTGCAAGGACAGCGGCACGCACAGTGCCAGCACCAAGAGGGGCTTTGCGGCCCCTTTTGCTCCCTTCTTCACGCTCACTTTCTTGGACGCCTTCATGCGGCCATACACGGTCGCCACAGCGCCCACAGCCGCGCCGATAGCCACCCCGCAATCAACCAAGCCCGCTTGCGCCTCTGCGCCCACACCATGGCCCCACAGGGCCGCAATGGTGCTGATGAAGGACACAACCACACCCCAAAAGGTGCGAGACTGATAGATAGGTTTCACATCGTCCATGCTAACCTCCACAATTTTGAGACGATAAAACACAATCGCCATACAAAATAAAAAAGCGCCGCCATAATGGCGACGCCTATATACATGGATATGCGGTATCTTTTCTTCTATGTTTGTTCTTCTTGCATGTGCGTGCGGGACAACGCCTCGATAAATCCATTCATTTCTGTATTCATCAGTTCCGTTGTGGTGAACCTATGGCTACAGCGCTTGCACTCCCGCAGACGGACAACAGTCCTGTAATCATCCAGCGACCGCACCACCATCGTATCCGCTCCGCACCGTGGACAACTGAGCATTAGTCTTCCTCTATCCCCACAACTTCACGTTCATCCAAAAACGCCTCAAGGCTTATCGCGCGGATGCGGTAGCGTGGGCGTTCAGCCGTTCCGAGGTTGCTGGCCCGCAGTTCCCCGCGCCGGATCAACCCCCGGACGTATTCCGGGCGGCATTCAAGCCGCTCGGCGACCTGCCGCACCGTCAGCGTCTTCCCCATCAAAAATGCCTCCCATAAATTGGATCGCGGCCCTACGGCGCTCGTCGCGGAAACTCAAATAGTGGCGCGTGCTGGCCGGGTCTTTGTGGCCGAGGGCAAGGCTCACCTCCGTGAAGGGGTCCACGGCCTTGCCCGCCGCCACCTGTTCCAACATGTAATCATAGAGCCGATTCGCAAACGTCTTGCGCAAGGTGTGCGTACCGAGGTTCTCGCTGATGCCACTGGCTTCGAAGGCATGAATCAACACCCGGTACGCCTGTGACCGCGAGATAGCCCCCCGGCCCGACTGCGACAGGAACAGCGGCGTATCAGGCGACGGCCACCCCAGCGCCCTGATCTGCTCCAAGATCGCCACGCGGGCCTCGCGCGCGAGGTAGACCGTCCGGCTTTCGTGCCGCCCCTTCATATGCCGCCGCGCCACCCGCACGGAACGCCGCACGCGCTTCTGCGCCACCACGTCCCGCACATGCAGGGACAACATTTCGGAAACGCGAAAGCCCGCCGTAACGCCAAGTACAAACAAGCACCTATTGCGCACGGCGAGCCTTCCAGAGAACGACGAAAATGCTCGGCGGATTTCGTCCTCAGTTAGCGGGCGGCACCCTTTCACGCCGCCACCTTCTCAATATACCCCGGCAACCCAGCCCGGTCCCCGTGAGGTCCGGGGATGACGCGAATGGCTTGGCCATAGCGCTTGTGCTGGCCGACATCGATGTGCCCCCACGACATCCCGGCCCCGGCTTCGATGCGCTCTACATGTGCGAAGGTCGGGGCTGTGGGATTCTTGAGCATGTCGTCCCAAATCTCCTGCGGGGTCACATAGCGGAAGTGCCCATCGAAGGCGCGAAACCAGTAGTGCTCGGACAGGTCCGCGCCAACGCCGCACCCAAAGGGACGCCACCCGCTATACCGCAAGGCGTTCGGATCATCCCCGCGCCATGGCCAGTCGTTCACGGTGAAGACACCGTACCGCTTGCGGAACAGGTCCAGCGTCACCAACAGCCGACGATCAAAGCACCGGAACAGCATAGCCGGATAATGCCGATACGCACGCTGCATATTCTCCGGCAACAACTCCGGCGGCGGCACCAGTTCTTCAATGCGAAACCACTTGCAGGTATAAAACATCATCGCTCCTATGCGGCCTCGGTGGCGCAGATCTGCCGCCAGCGTGCCGCGCGCATGATTGGGTACACGGTGTTGATGGTCCTCTCGAAGGCGTCAAACCGCTCGCCATCGAAGGCACCCCGCATCAAGATCACGTCCACGCGCCGCCCGCCCAAATGCTCGTGGCAATCAACTTCAAACTCCACCACCTCGCCACGCGGCGGCAGGAACTCCACCGGGAGGCGTCCGGCAACCATCGCCGGGATTTCTATCCAACACCCCATCACTGCAACCTCTTCGGTTCGGCCCTCTCCAAAACGGCGAGCGCCTTTTTCCGATCACCGACAAGGACAACACTTTCTGTCCCCCTGCGTCCGGGCAACGCCTTGGCGTGCGTGATGCCTTCCTCGGCAAACGCCACATACCGCCGCACGAAGTCCTTGCGGAACCACTTTTCTTCGCCTTCGCGCACGCTGTCGCACAGCAGCCCCCAGCCTCCGAACCCCCGCCACACCACGGCGGCGGTTACGTGGTCGTCAAAGGCTACGGCGTTGTATGCGCCATACTCGGCAATGGCCTTGAGCACCTTGTCTGCCTCCAGCTCAGCGCGGGTTTCAACTCGCCCTTGCACCAGCTCGCGTAGCTCAACCGGGCGCGGAAAGAAACGCCCGTGCATGATAGCCTTGCCAATGGCCGTTTTCACCTGCTCCACCGTGAAGTCCTGCAAGGCGCGGTGGTAAATCTTGGGCAACTGCTCTGTGCACTCCTTGCCAAACGTCTCGCACAAGGCCGCAAAGCTCGCCAAAAACTGCATCCGTTCGTTCTTGTTGCTCCATTCCATGTCGCTACCCCTCCGCCGCCAGTCGCTCGAACACGCTGCGATTCTTCTCGCTCACACTTTGCTTGCCCTTCGGCGCCCCCTTGGCGCTTGCCTCGGCCTGATCGTGGTACGTGCCTTCGACAACCTTGGTCAGGTTGCTCGGGTTTACCAGCCAATCAAAGTTGGCGCGGAAGCCATTCTTCTGGCCGCACAGGAACGGCGAGCGAGAGACGTACTCGAAATAGCTGTCCCACCACTCGACGCTCTGCCGCTCCGGGTTGCTTTGCCACCGTGCGCGCACGTGCTTCTTGCGCTTGTCGGTCAACTCACGAACGGTGGGGAGATACTGCCCAAGCCGTACGTTGTAGGCCTCCACGATGCGCTTATACGGGCAAGCGGCTTTCTTTGGCGCTTCTGGTGTAGGCTCGGTGTCTTCCACTTCGCAGGTCGTTTCAGGCTGTTCAGGAGCAGGGCGCGACGTGTCGCCGTCGGCAGACGGTGACGAAGCTTCGCAAGAAGCTCTCTTCTCTTCTTCCTGCTCCTGCTCCTGCTCCTGCTCCTGATTAGCGATAGCCTGTGGCAAAGCCTCGGCAAAGGCTTCCCGAAAGGCTACGCGGAAGCCTTGCGACATCCCCGAAACCACTTCATAGGCGCGGGTTACCATAGTGTCTTTTAGGTCGCATTCAGGCAGGTCGTGATAGCCGCCCACCCATGACTTGATCACGTTAGGCGACTCCGGCAGGTTATGCTTGATGAAATTGGGAAACCACAAAAGGCATGCCCTTTCGTCATACTGGACCATGCCTTGTGCTAGGGCTTCCTCGAAGGCTTCCCTAAAGCCTTCGGCAGACCACCCCAGCTCACACGCAAGCCCCGGTAGGTTCGCACGGATAGCGCCCAAGGGCGTCATATGCGGATGAGTAAGCATGAACAGCAGTGAAAGCTTTGCGTTGTCGGTCAAATTCCGCACGCGGCGGTCATTCCAAAACTGCGGGGAAATTTTGCGATACTTCTTGGGCCTCATAAGTGCAGCTTTCCTTGCGTTTTCGCATGCTCCGTGGCATACTTTGGTTTGGTCTTTAAGGTATCTAGCACCCGCTAGAACCCTGCCCCCCGGTAGCCGCCGGGGGGCTTTTTTTGCCTTCACCTTTCTGGTATCGCCTTTCTTGTCAATCTCATTAACCACCTAACCAGAAAGGAGAAATCATGTCAGAATCTACCTCTAAAAATGAGCTGTATCACATCAGATCTCTGCTGAATGACAAACCCGACAACTATAAGCTTGCCTATGTACTCGCTTATGCAGCCGCAAAAGGCGGTGCAGACCTCAGCCCCAACATAGTCTTTGAGAGCACACTTGACGCCCTTAACGAAGCTGACAGACAGCCTCGGTAAGCCGACAACCAAGCACGTCTAAAATCTTGTCCTTGGGGACGCCCAAGTCTCCAAGGACATTCACGATATCCACCAGCTCACAGCCAAGCTCGCTATCAACGACCGTCTGAATCTGTACCTTTTCAGCTTCCGCCATCGTCCTTACCTCCTTACGTTCTTAATCTTCACGGCCTTCACCTCGCCAACCGTCTTCACCTTCCCAACATCAGGATACCTGCGCAGGCCGTTGCGCCCATTGAAGCACCCGGCGCTACAGTACGGGCGGGCAGTCGGCGCGCCGCAGATCGGGCAGCGTTGCTGCTCCATTGCTACCTCCCTTCTTGTTCGTTGCGGTATGCCACCACGGTTTCGTCCACTTCGCGCTTCACCTCCTCGGCCAAGCTCTCAATCGCCCGCACCCCCTGACCTGAGCGGATGGCATCATGCAGGGCAACAAGGCACGGGTAGTCGTCCAAGCATTCATCCTGCATGTTATCCTTGTCCGGCGTTGCCGAGGCATTGGGCACTACATGAACGCCTAGGGGAACCGCCATGTAGTTCAACATGGCCCGCGCAAGCTCACTTGCCCCGGCGTTGTCGAGGTCGTGCAAGACCATCCTCACGCGCTGGATAACGGGCCTATGACTTTCGCCACCGAAATCCGGGTTGCGCATTTGCTTGTAGAGCGTCTTATCCCCGGTCATGAAAATTCGATTAAGGGCAGACATGCCGAGCGCGTCTTTTGCAGCGCGCATCATTTCCCATGGTTGCAACCCTTCGAGGTTATCTTCCATTGTTCCACATCCTCATTCCCTCCGCCGAGACAATCGCTCGCGCGTTCGCTTAGCTGCCGCGCGGGGTTTGGGTTATACTGTGCCAAACTTAGGCGACCTTCTTTGGTTCGCCGTTGTCGGCACATGGGAACTGCTTGAACAAATCCGGGCGAAGATGCCGGAGCGGGATACCCAAATGGACGGAATAGCGGATGGCCGCTTCCCCTCCTATTGGCCGCTCACCCTTACAGTGCATGAGGACAGACACGCGGCTAAGCCCGACACGCCTGCCTATTTCAGCGAAACTCAGCGCGTTACACAGCCGAAATTGTTCAAGTACGTTTGGCATGCCCGAAATGTTTCCACAGTGTAACAGATTAGTCAACGACGTTTTTCACCCACGGAACAAGGAACATCCTATGACTGAAATTATGGAAAGTTACAGGGTTAATGAACGCGCTTGGGGCGCGGTTATGCATAGGGTTCGCAAACTCCGTGAGGAAGGAAAGACACTCGACGCCATCGGCAAACTGCTAAAAGTAAGCCGAGCGACAGTGAAGAGATGGCTAGACTATGGCGCAGGGGGAGACCGCATCTCCTTCCGTGACATGGTCAGGTACATTGATGCCCTTCGCATTCCTCTGGAAGAAGTCTACGGCATAGACATAGACGCCCCTATCACCCCAATCCCAACGCCTTATGAAAAACACGTGGCGGCAGCCCTAAAAGCCACGACCACAGCCCTCGGCCAAAAGCCCGAGACCATTGCCTACAAAGCGTTCGGCGACCAAGCAAAGCCACAAAACGTCCACGACATGTTTAGCGGCGATCAGACCATGACCGTCGGCGAATTTATAAGCATCTGCAAAGCAATCGGCATAACCCCGACGACAATTCTCGAACGGGCCACCGAACTCTACGAAGAAGAATCAGGAGACGACCACACCACTAGGCACACAGCCTAAGGGTGGTTGAGGGAGGAGGCCGACCGCGGCCTACGGTGAGGTATGATCCTGAAATTCACTGGTATCTTCAACTACAAATCACCAAGTAAAAACGGCTACTCGACACACAAAGGTATCACATGAAGCTATCTAACATTACCTTCAGCTTTGCACTTGGTATCGGCGCCTCTAAGGACCAAGACGAAGATTGGGAAGCACTCTTACATTCAATCCAACAAGACCCTTTGCTTAATGGGCTTGACCCTCGCCATGTAAACAGAGTCAACCAAAAACAACCGAATCTAGTTTTTTCTTATGGTGACGCATCAGAATTCAACGTACAAATTTCCTGCAAGCCACAGTATTGTCAGATAAAATTCACTGAGATTAACGATATCCATCAAGCACTTCCCTTCTGTCGTGAGTTCCTTCACTTGTACACACGCCATTGGTCCTTTTCTCTTGCTTTTCCTGGCATCCTTGTCCAGTACGAGAACTACGACTTAAACAAACTCACCGACAAGGGATACATTCCACAAGCAGCAGCTAGCCTCAAACGCTTCAAACTGAATCTCGCATTCAATCCCGATGACACTGGTCCTTTCGACCTCATCAACCATGGCGCAATCCGAATCGACTCCAGTTTGTCCACCACAATTTCAATTGGTTTATATAGCGCACTTCCTGTCACGCAGGAGGGTATACCGGAATACTCAGCTCTAGACTTCTTTGATTCCACGGACTCCCAATATCCAATTTTTCTACAGCAGTGCGTAGACTACCTTGCAACCCAATTCGATATTTCTGTGGAGTTGCTCCATGCCTAAAAGTTGGCACGCATCAAATAAGGAACAGGCTGAAGCAGAGTTCTTCAAAGACCCTACGCAGTCCTCATCCTCATTTGATCAGGGTTGGGTGGAGATTACAGACCTTTTCAGAAATCGAGCCTCAAATAGGGAGCAGGGTCAAAAAAGATTCGTCAACTCCTATCCGCTTGCCCTATCTGAGGATTATGAGGATTGGCTGCAGTCCGTGAGCTCTTACTGGAATCAAATATCAAGTATGGTGCAGGGTGATAAAGAACTTACCAACCAGCATTCGTTTGCCTCTTCTGAGTGTGATAAGCCTAGGGAGCCGCTCACAGATGCACCCCGAGATCAAGCCTCGCAAGATCCAGTTGCACTAGCCCCTCATAGTGCCTATAATTCAGACATGGAAAACAAAGAAATCAACGCCTCTCGCATTACAGCTAAGACCCTCCTTTGCGGCGGGTGTGCTGGCTTTCTCTTCTTACTCACTGCCTTTGGTGGTGGGTGGCTTGCACTTGACTCCAAAATTGAAAGAAAATTTGAACAAGTGGACAGCAAATTCGCAAGAGTCGATGACAACTTTGACAGACTCGAACTAAAAATTGATGGCAACACACACGCTATAGCCTCCCTCAACGAGCGCACAGCCAAAGTTGAGACAAAATTGGACGGCATGGACGAAGATATCAAAGAAATCAAAGGCGACATGAAACTACTTCTCCAGCGCCTTCCGGCCCCACCAAAAGCCAACAACTAGCCCCACCAACCCCGCCCCGGCGGGGTTTCTTTTTGCCCTTCTTGTTTCATCAGTGAAATTTTTCTTGACCAAAATGTTCCGCTGATGAAACACTCTATCTCAACGCAACGCTTCCACCCACTCTGAGCCGTTCGCTAGGCGCTCCCCGGAGCTAAACGGACATGCGGCGGACTGGAGCACGCCGGAAGCTGCGTATCTCCGGCAAGTACCCCGTTGTCTGTGAATGCCGATCAATTCAGAACTGCCCGACATCTGCGACATCAAAAGGAGGAAGCAGTGGAGCGGATATCGCTTGATTACCCTGTGGAGTTTAAAGGCCAGCGTCTGGACACCCTCCACATGCGCCGCCCTAAGGTACGTGACCAAATCGCCGTCCAAAGCGACACAGAGAGCAGCGCAGAACAGGAGTTTAACCTGTTCGCAAACTTGTGCGAGGTGTCACCCGAGGTACTCAAAGACATGGACCTCAAGGACTATACCAAGCTTCAGGAGGCCTACCGGGATTTTTTTTCTTAACGCCGCCTGAGGCGCGGCGGTGCGTGCTTCTTCTTGCGAACTACACAGGATGGTCGTTCGCAGAGCTAACAAGCATGCCCGTGGAGGACATGCTTGCTTGGATTGCAGACATACCGAAGGCGACCGCGAACTGACACGACCAAATCGTCAACAACCAAAACCCGCCACACAAGGAGGGCAACACCATGCCTGCACAGTTCCGTAGAACCCTGCATACCGTCGCCCTTCTTGCGTGGCGCACCGTAGGAGCCGTTTGTTTCCTCGCCGCATACATGGCCCTCGTGGCCGTAGGGCAGTGGATAACCGGCACCATCTAACCCGCAACCGGAGGTTCTTCTTATGCCTGAAGATGGATACGTCTCTCTTGCCAACCTCAAAGGCGGTGCCGCTATCGAGGCATTCGACTACTGCTTGAGCGAGGCGTGGGACAACATTCTGGACCCCAACACGGACCCCAAGAAAAAACGCAAGGTCACGCTGGAAATCACCCTCACACCGAGCGCGGACCGCCAGAACGTCACGTGCCAGATCGGCACCAAGACGGCCCTTGCCCCACAGGCCCCCATGGACTCCACCCTCTACGTGGATAAGGACCAGACCGGAACGGCCGTAGCCGCCGAGCTTGGCCCCTACAACCCCGGCCAGCACCTGTTGCCCGAAGTCGAACCCGATAACGTCACCCCCTTCCGCAAAGCAGGAGGCGCTAACTAATGCTCAAATCCCTTTTTGAAAGCGTTCTCAAAGTGGGGGCAGAAAATGAACGCCCCGAAGTCATTGAAATTGAGGGACGCAAGTACCTGACCAAATCGGCGCACGAAGTCTTTGCCCCCATGCCGGAAACCTTGCGCGTCTCTACGCTGACCGCGCTGGTCAACTACCTCATCGACAACCGCGACAACTTGGAACTGGAAAACCTTGTCGTCCACGTCGATGGCCCGACCAAAGTGGCAGTGCGCGACAGGCTGACGGGCGACTTCCTCCAGCGCCCGAACTACGTGACCGCCGCCCCCCTGCTTCCTTCGTATGTCTTCGACCAGTGGACTTCTACGGATGAGTTCATCACGAACTTGCAGGCGCAGTTCGGCAAAGGCGGCGACCGAGAAGCCATGCTGAAAATTGTTGCAGGAGTCCGCGTGGAATCCTCCACCGATATCATCGACGACGGCGTCACCCAGCACGTCAACGCCCGCGCCGGAGTCGCCCGCGTTCAGCAGGTAGAGCTGCCCAACCCCTGCAAGCTGTACCCGTACAGCACGTTCCATGAAATCGAACAGCCCGAACGCCAGTTCGTGTTCCGCATGTCGCAGAGCGAACGCGGCGTCGTGTGCAGACTCATCGACGCCGATGGCGGCGCTTGGAAACAGGGCGTAGCCATCGCCATTCGGAAGTACCTCCAGACGAACCTGCCCGAAGGCGTGAGTGTGATCGCCTAACCCACCCAAGGGGGCCGGGCCTCCCCTCCCCGGCCCCCTTGCCATCACGCCATCACCAAGGCCCGCGCATGGGCGCGGCCCCTGTTCATGGCCTGATGCATCAGCCGACACTCTGAACGCATTGGAGATACGACTATGGCACTCTTCACGGATTGGATGCAGGAGCTGGCCCACACAGCGGCCAAAGACTTCGGCTTCGCCCCCGAAGCAATCGCCACCTTTGATTCAAGGGAAGGCTGGGGCGGCCAGTGGTGGGCCTTCTGGAACGAAGGATACACACCCTTCAACGCGCTGTTTGAAGCGCTGTGTAACGGCGAGGTTTAGACGATGAAGGAACCGACAACGGACGAACTCATACGGACCATCGCGCAAACAAGCGTCCCCCTGTCTCAAAGATTCCTAAGACAGATCGCACGCCGACTGCACCAGCTCGACACCATAAACGCCGAACTGACGCGCCAGCTCGGCGAGGCGCAAACCCGCTGCGAAGCCCTTGAGCAAGTGCTCAAGCCCACCAAGGCAACCAAGGTCGCGTTTTCAGGCGAGTTCTCGTTTACCCGCGAAATCGTGGGCGATGAGGACGAAGCCACCATAGAAAAGCTTTTCATCCCATGGGACTCCGTAAAAGACATTATGAAAGCCATGCGGGAACGAGCTGACGAAATGGAAAGGAGGGCTGCGTAAATGCCCGGCTTCAACCTGTTCCTACTCTCAATACCCTGCATGTTCGCTGGCGCGTTCCTGAGCAAAGAACTGAATCTGCACAAGATAGGAACCCTCGTCCTGACTTTCGGAATCATGCTGATGTGCATGTTCTGGTTTGCAGGCGGCATAATCACGGCGTTCAAGAACCTTGAGCACACCCCTGTCTATCAAGTCAATGACGGCTCGAATAACGTAAAGATGACCCTCAAACTCGGTGCATTCTCGTACACGGTCATTGTCCCTGAAACAAAGGAAGAGGTGGCAAAATGAGCGTTAACGAACTCAGCGCAGCGGTGAACCATCAGCATGAAAGCCATGCGTAAACGAACTGACAAAATGGAAAGGAGAATCGCATTATGGAACGCAGAACATGGGAAGAATTTCGAAAGCTCGGCCTCTTGTGGTTCATCAACCGCATTCTCCACGTCTTCGGCTGGGTGATCGTAGTCGACCCTTCCGACGGCAGTGCCTACCCCGCACGTTGTGAGTATCGGGGCTTCTCTCTGGAAGACGAAGCCCTCGGGTACAAACGAATGCAGGAAAACTTCACCCAAAATCAATGGCACGATACAATTTAGGGAGCCTAAACGATGATCACGGAAAAGCAAGCTCGTCTAAGATGGTGCCCACATGTCCGCTGCGTCGAGATCAACGAAGCGGAAGACTCTCTGGAAGGGCCTTTTAATCGTTATCACTGCGGGTCTTCTGCCCCCCATGTCACCGATCAATCCCGGTGCGTTGGCTCTGACTGCATGATGTGGCGCTGGGGTTTTGAGGAAGTTGAAAAGGATATAGACCGGCCCCATCTTGGGACTAAAATAGTTCCAATTGAAAAGGGAACTGGCGAGTTTGTCGATTGGGTTTGCGAATACTGCGACGGGGAACGCTTTGATTCGAAAACCATGTCAGTCGATGATTGGTGCAACGAGTGCGAAGGGTTGGGTCACGGACGGTACGAAAAAAAGGCTCCCTGCGGATATTGCGGCCTCGCTGGCAAGCCGGAGGGGGCGTAGGACAATGCACTGCCCCCTCTTCATCCCCCTCCGCCGCGAACACTTCGAAGCGTTCGCGCGTGGGGACAAGACGACCGAATATCGCAAGCCCGGCGGCCCATGGAACGAACACACCTGCCCCATAGGCCGCCCCGTTACCCTCTCGC